TTGAGTTATATTGAATAATCTAATCTGAAAATCTTTACCATTACTTCCTGTAAAAGACATAGACAATGCACCGAGGTAATCTCCTCCATTAGTAATTGTCATTACATCATTAGAGAGTACTAATCCGTCAGCTTCAAGCCCTTGCCATAAATCGTCAGTTGCATTTGTAATATGATACCAAACATCTACTGTGGCGATTGATATTGTTGAAGTAGTTGTCTGGAATCCTCCGTAAGCGTGCCAAACTTTATCTTGTCTAAGCATTTCTGTTTTAACAACTCCGACAACTTCTAATTTATATTCCGGCGTAGTTGTTCCAATTCCGTAATTACCGTTCAGGTAGTTTATGGTTTTAGTCATTGCACCAAATGAAACTTGGCTAATAAATAAGCATCCTCCGAATATTAGGGTTACTATTAAGAATTTTTTCATATATTTGAATTAAATTATTTATTCACAAGAATCAGTTGAACAAGTAAATGTTCCGTCTAAAGTAGTGCAATAAGTATATCCACCTAAATCAGTATCCATAACTGTAATACAACCTGCCTTAGTTCCACCAACTGCTATTGTTGAAGTTGCTGATTGATTATCAATGTGTAAATCAAATTGTGGTGTAGTTGTCCCTATTCCTACTCTAAATGTATCTGCACCACCTGAACCATCTGCTAGTCCGTAATAAGTTAAAACATCATTACCATCAACTTGAAATGTTCCCGATACCGCATCACCATCTGAAAGGGCAGAAGTAACAGAAAGATTTGAATGTACTTGTTGAGAGTCAGGTGCTAGATTAAGATAGCTTCCGAATTGCATACTTGTACCAACATATATCCTGTCAGTAGTAGAAGACATCTTAAACATATTAGTATATTGTCCTGAAGTAAAACTATCAGCACCTATCCATTTATTATTTGCAAAGTTAATTGAAGTACTAGCATGACTTATTCCAAAACCTACATTCCCTGCGTCAGTTAAATAAATCACATTGTCCGTGCTATCTGTATCAATCGTAAAGTCTCCTGTATTTTCAGTCGTGATTGTAGATGTAGCTGATCCGTCAGCAGAAGGAATTAAGACTGGAGATTCTAATATTGGACTTAATACTATACCGATCGTAGCAGAATCCATATAAATCTTATCTCCAGAAGCATCATAATAAAACGCAGCACTTGATGTTGACGTACAATCTTGCCCTATACAAACATCGTTATCACCATTTATTGGTTGTAAAACTCCTGATATGATAGTTTTCCATGCACCAGCAATACCAGTTCTAGCACCAACATTGTTTTTACTTTGGACTAGACTAAAAATAATTATACATAATATAAATGTAGTAATTGCTACTGCTATCAATATTAATATATCTTTATTTTTTTCTAAAAATTTTTTCATAAATATTTATATTAATCGTTATTTAAAAATTGCGCTCTAACAGTTACTTCCCCTTCTGTTCTGGCTGTCATCTTTGCTGTAATCCATTTCAAACCATTTATGTTAGCTTCTAATAATCTATAATCATCGGTAGTAGCAACTGAAACACCAGTGTCACCATTGATGGCAGAACCGTCTTCTAAATCTATTGTTTGTATGTAATCCCATGTGTTTGTTGCTGATTGAGAGTCATCAAAATCTGGAGCTAAGTCCTGTATTGAACCTAAAAACTTAACAGTTAACGCTGCGTCCCCACCGCCATCTGTAGCGAATGAAAAAATTGAATGTCTAAAATCTTCAACTAACAAAACTTTACTTGTCCCAGTTGTTGTTGATACAGCATCTAAAACTGTATAGTCTGTAAATTGTCTAACACCAACAATATTTTCTTCTCCTCCTTTAGTAGCTACGTACACTAATGAAATAGCGACTACTATTCCTACTACTATTAATATCTTTTTAAATAAGTTCATATTTTTTTTTAAAATTTAATTTTTAATATATAAATATTTTGTATCTGCCCACAAAATAAATTATGGGCAGTAAGAAATATTTATTTCTTTAATTTTTCTAAAGCTTTTTCAGAATAAAGCTCTGTAGTTCCATTATCAATGCTAATCTCTATACGATCAACACCATTAACAATAACAACTCTTTCTGAAATAACTTTACGTTTACCTCTAAGCTTCCCTATGAAGTAGGGTTTGAATTTAGGTTCTTCTTTCTTCTCTTCTTTCTTCTCTTCTTTCTTCTCTTCTTTTTTTTCTTCTTTTTTAACAACTGGTTTCTTTTCTTCCTTAACTTCTTCTTTTTTTACTTTTTTGGTCATTTATTTAATGTTAATTGATTAAGCACTCACAATAGCTATACCACCAGTACCATTTGCTTTTGGCTCAATAGCAGCACTAAGAATAGAAGCATCTGCTTCTCCAAATCTTGTAACTGTAAAAGCATTACACCTACTATCGAAGCAAAGAAACCCAGAAGTAACTACGGATGTAACTGCTTCTGCCATAGCTCCGGCAGCAGTAGCACCATTACCTTTGTTAGCTGACATTAGTGAACAACCATTAAACTTAATCCAACCAATAATACCATCGGCCTCATCGGCATCAATACAAGATGCAGTAGTCTTTTGTGAATAAGAAATTATTTCACAATCAATAAAGTAAGAATATCTAGCTGGACCCTTTATTAATAAAGGAGCTACATTGTCAACATTAGTTAATACTGTAGAATTACCAATTTGGCATTTCTCATAGTGACAAGTATCTCCAGCAAATTTCAATGAAGAACGAGCAGCAGTAGTAAGTAAACTGTTGTGGTGGAAACTACAATTCTTAACATAAGTTCCTTCACCAGTGTCATGGAAACATTCAACTTGAGCAGCGTTTGTTCCATTCTGGATGAACTTAATATTTCTATATGTGTTTCTAGTACCAGTGTTTTTAATTACTGCAACACTTGCAGCAACTGATGTAGCTGGTGTAGAAATTTTAGCACCTTGTGAGTTTATTCTTCCACCACCATCCATTCCAATGAAATGAACTCTATTTTTAGCAACAGTCAACATTGCTCCGCTATGAGAAGAATCAGCATCCAAGAGAATAACGTCATTGTTATTTGTTTGAACTTGAGCGTAAGCAGCTGCTAATGTAGTATAAAATCTGATTCTACCTTTAGGATCAGTCTTCATTAACTCTTGCGCTCTTTGATAATTTTCATTATCAGTATTAGAAGAGTTCATTACAACAAAGATTCTACCAAATGTTGGGATGATTGAGGAAACCATAGCTATGAATCCTGCACCATACCCCGCGCTTTGATTATATAACATAATTTTATGTAAGAGGTAGGTCCACCGCCGTCCTTTTAAACATACCCTACTCTTTAGTTAAATTTTTAAGTCCTTTCTATTTTTGTTTTTATGCAGTTCCTAAACCATCTGAGAAAACTATAAACTTAGGATCGATGATTTCAATACCATAAGCAGCGTTTGATTTCATGCTTAGGTTATCGTTTGCAAAGTCCAAAGCTCCATTGTCTTTTGGTGCAGACATGTGAGGTGCTTCTGAAATTTCTAGCACAGCGTCTGTATGAGTAAGGTCAGCTAACATCCAATAATCTTCTTTATCACTATCGTGACCACCTAGGTTGTCAGTAGCTAAATAAGGAAGAATAATCAAATCGTAAGTGTTTAAATAAGGATTGTAAACTCCTTCGTGAGCGCCTGTTGGATCTCCTTTAGATTTTAACAATTCCTTAGCAGTATCAATTATTTCTGGATTGTCAGCAATAATCAATGCATTTGGCATAATAACAACTTTGTTACCAGCGGAGTCAATCATCTGTGTAGAAAATAATTTTCTTCCAGCTTGAAGACCACCTTTTGACAATGAAGGGTTGTTAGCAATTCTATTTCTGTAAGTAGATGAACTTCCATTCACTTCGTGAGCAGAATAGAAAAGTTGATAGCCATCACCTACAACTGTAGAAATTGTTCTACCACTTCTATTTGTATAAGAAGTAGCTGTACCAAATGTAAATCTATGAGTTAAATCGATTTCTAATCTTTGGCGAGTAGCCTCCCCAAGTCCTTTCAAAGCCTTTGACATTTCAGTGTATCTGTCATAAGTTCTCATTTCCCAAGTAATTTTTGCTGTAATACCAATTCTATATTTAGTGATTGTCTTTTTGTAGTTTTGTTCTGGATTTGCTTCGTAGTTATCATCACCCTCATCTTTATCTTCTGCGAAAGTAAATCCGTCCATTGAACTGTGGTCTGTTGTTAATTTTTGATTAAAAGAAACATCATAAAGTTTTTTAGCAACTGCATTAACTCTATCATATCCCTTTCTCCATTCAATTTGCATATTTGCAACAAAGTCTGGATAGTTTTCTGTGTTGATAATCATATAATGATAGTTAATTTATTAAGTAGTTGCTACATTTGCAACATCAGCTGTAGCATTCAAAATGAATCTACCTTTAGAAGCGCTGATAAACTTTGTACAAGTAACAACCTCTTTAGAAGTCGCAGCTTGATTTACGTTTTCTGAATCAGTAAGGTCCATTGCAGTTCCTACCAAAGCTTGTGTTAAAGTTCCATCGACAGGAGCTTCGAATTCACACATTTTATCTACTGGTACTTCCACTAAAATAAATGTGTTATCAGCATAGTCATCATCTGTAGCAACTACAGCTTTTTGAACAATGCCGTAGAAATCACCAGATGTTGCATCAGCTGGAAGAAGGTATCCTGAAACCATATTTACTAAACCACCTTTTGCGAACACAGTAGAAGCAGTTTTAGCACGTTTCACTAATTTTGTTTTTCCTATTACCCATTTCATAGTTTTTCTTCTTATTTTAATAAATGGGGCTTTCCCCCGTACAATCTTTTGTTTTTCTCAACGTGGTTTTCTCCACGAAATAAGACTGGGTTGTTTGGACTGGCTTCCACCAGGAGTAACGTGACAATAGTGTCAGAATTGTGGCACTAATATTATTAGTACCACTATCTATACTATTCTTTTTCTCTCCAATGACTTAATCTAATCTCTTCTGAATTCTCTACACCAAAGGCTCTATTAGTTGCTTCATCCTCTACTATATTTAATTTACCTACCAATTTCTGAGCAATAACGTTCAATTCACATGCTTTCACATCATGCTTATCAAATACTTCAAATAATTTCTCTGTAATGTATATCGCCCTTTTATTCCTGCCTTCATTTAAATCAGATACTTCCTCTGTCATAACTGCTGCTAATTCCCATTCTGGAATATCAATTATAACATTGCTTTCTTCTCCTCTGATTTCACCTTTCTCATCACGTTTAGAAGTATCTAGGTGAACTCTTTTATATCCTTCTACACCATCCTTCACGTCTAAGATAGGGTAGCGCTCATAATACATTTGTTTTGTTTCTTCACTTGTCTCTCCTTTTTTTTCTTCACTCATATATTTATCCGTTTAAAAAATTAATTTTTATTCTTTGTTTTCTAGTTATCTCTTTTAGTTTATCCTCTGGTATCTTTTGTTTATCAAGCTCTTCTCGATTAAATTCAACTTCATAATACTCAGATTCAAGACCTACAATTTCAGCCTCTACAAATTCTTTTATATTGATAAAATCAACATAATTAATTTTTGTATCTGTACCATCCATGTGCTTTACAGTGATGAAAACATTCTCGTCACGAGCTTTTTTAGCAGTTGAGAGAAATCTTGAATAATCAAGTTTACCCCATCCTACAATAATTTTTTCACCCCAGATTTTAAAACTAGCAAACTTTTTTGTATTATCTTTCTTACTATCCTTCCAACTGGCAATAGCATTTTTACCTGCAAGCCCTTCGAACATCTCTACCTTTTTTGATAAAATATCGTTCTGTTCTTTTAGCTCTTTTGCCCATGCTGGCATGTTGCTATTAGTCTCTGGTTCTTTATTTTTTTTTGATTCATCTTCATTTTCCATATTTTTAAAAATTTAGTTTATTATAATTCCTCAGCTGAGGTAACTTTACCACTATGTTTTTCTAGGTCTTCCTTTTTATTACCAAACTGTTTACCCATAGCTTCACCTTCTTGAGTTACTTTCCTCTTACCTGCTCCTGATACTGGAGCGCCACCACCCGAATTATTAAATGCTGCACTAGATGCACTTCTTTTCTCCGGTGGGATAATCTTATCAATAGCTAAATCTAAATTTTCTTGTAATGAACCTCCCATGGCTTTTGCTTTCACGTAAAGCGCTTTTATACTTTTCCTGTCTTCCTCGCTATAACCTGATAATTGGCTATTGACTGTGTTTTCATCAAGCACTTCTTTTGTAGCGTCAGTAGCACTCCTTTTTACTTGTTCCTCTGTCATTGGTGCTTGTCCTCCTTCATCAATTTCTTTACCATCATCATCAAATTTCTTACCACCTTCTCCGAGTTCTTTCTCCATCCCTTTAAACTTCTTACGATACTTCCCAAAATTAGAATTTTGTAACTCAGTGACGTTCTCTTTTAAATCGTCCTCTTCACCTAACCCTAATTCTTCTCTTAAACCATTGATCTCTTCCTTGCGCTCTTTGTTCTTTTCGTCCCCGGCCTTAAAACCAGCAACATCTTCTTCGGTGTAGACAGTCTCTTTTTTACCATCTTCACCCTCGATTTCTTTTGGCATTTTTTTTAGTTCTCACTTTTCGATGTCTTCGTACATTTGGCCAGCTGTACGAGAAAGCTGAAATGAGAATTAATTAATTATTATATCGCCTGACTTTTTTCAAAGTCGTCAATATTCTCTTCTTGTACTACTGGGTCCTGTATTTTATATAGACTCTTTCTAAACCTATCGAATGATAAGAATAAAGCTCTATTGTTTTCAACCTCTTTAAAATTTTGTGTTTCTTTTGATATAAACTCCATTGCGTCTATTGTTATCTTTCCATTGAACTCTACATTATCTTTGTCTCTGTATCCGTAATAAGATCTAAACACTTTATTTTTTAACAGTGCCTGAGCCTCATTATAAAATTCTGTAGAAGCTTGCTTGTTCATTGCCTCTTCATTTATGAATCTAATGTCTCTTCCGAGTACTTCTTTAATCGCTAAGTCTAATCTGTTCTTCTCTTCTTCCATTATCTGATTCTGCAACATTTCACAAATACTTTTCAAATTCTCAACCTCCTTTTTGAGAGCTTTCTTCGAACTGAAATACTCTTTTAATTTTTTTAAAATATTTTTCATTATTCGTTATTAATTCTATTAATACTAGGCTTATCAGTTTGTCCGCCTGTAACACCTTCTTTTAAATTATCTTGGATTGGTGTTTGCTCGGCCCCAGCTATTTGCTTCTGTAGTTCTTCCGCTCCTTCTGGCGCTTGTTGACTTTGAGGTGTTCCTCCTTCTTCAAACATTCCAGGTGCGCGCCATGTTGTTTCATAATCTTCAATAGCTTTGTCAGCATTAATCTTTCTACCAGTAATTTCTGAAATATCTTGTGCCTGTTTAAACTTGTCAGCATACATAACTCTTTCCAACGCACTTCCTTCTCTCTCCGTCTGAGTAACTGTTACAAACCAAATCTTATTAAGAGCATGTAATCTATTAACATTTATAACTCTGAACTCTGTCGGTCTTCCTTTCTTTGTTTCACTACGATTGAAATCAAATATATCTTGCTTATCATCCGGTGTTAATTCTTGGTCAGAAAATTGAATAACCTTTCTTCCTTTCTTGCCATTTCTTAATTTAGTTCCTGAAATAGAATATCTTCTAAAAACATTAACAATTTCTTTGGTGAAAGGATCAACCTTTCTCTTAGTTGGCTTCGTGAAATTCTCTAACTGATTATATAATCTTAAATATGTAACATTTCTCTTTAAAACCATCAACGATAGAATAGAGAAACCGAGATTTTTTATAAAATTTCTTTGTTGTAACTGAACTTCTGTGGCAGTTTGTTCTCCTTTTTGAGATGCTGCTTCCGCAATATCTGGGGTCCCAACAGCTTCTGATGTCAATTCCTCTAATTTACTAAAGAAATTAAACTCTGATGCGTTTACACCCTGATTATTAGGGTTAATAACCTCAAAATCAGATGCTTTAGCACCCTGAATAATAGCACCGGCCTTCCATATATCTCTTGTAAATATCTTTCCTTGCTTAACGGCTGTAGGTGGCTCAATCGCCTGTTGGAACTTACGGACCAGCAATCTAAGTGATTCATCTTTTAAGGCCGCGACAACTCTAGCTGATATAACTAATGGAATACCATAAGCGAAGTCTGTACCCATTCCTTTCAAAACAACCATTGTCATGTTATATCTTCTGTCGTCTGTAATCGTCCATGGGCATTTCTCTGGAGCGTCAAACATTAACACACCATTAATCATAACCATATACTCGTTGTTTGAAGGGTCTATTATGTGAAGTTCCTCAACATCATCTTCTTCTAAAGCATTCATCCTGTAATAATATGGCTCATCAGATAAAGGGGTCCCAGCTTTAACAAAGTCCCAGTTAGGATTAGATTGGTAAAATCTCTTAGCTTCTCTATATGATCTCTTAAAATACAAGATGATATATGGTTGTTCCTGGAATCTGTAAGCAGGAATTGTAATATCCCCAAGATAAACTTGAAGCCCTGACATGAGGCGCTTTTTTGCTATATGAATTTTTTTGGATGGAGAAATTTGTTCCTTGTCGTTTGTTTCTCTAACAAAAACAGCTCTCTGTGTTAATAGCATCATTACTGCCTCTCGCCAAAAATCCTCATCTTTTTCTATTTCGTTTGACCTTCTAACAATATCCTCAAAATCTTTACCAAGATTCTTTATCTCGTTATCCTCCGTATCAAAAGCGTTAATTTCCGGTTGCAAATTTAATGATAGCAATTCATTCGCGACAACTTCAACTTTTTTCTCAATAGTCGGCGAAGAAATACGTACCTCATCCCTATTTTTCTTAGGAACTTGATAAGTATTCGCGTATCTTTTATTCAACTCATGGTCTGTCTCGTAATCAAGGTCGTTTAATTCTGTACAGTTGTTTGATCTCTGGTCACTAGCCTTTGTAATAAGATCTATATAATAACTATATATCTCTTGTTGCTCGGCATTGGGAGTGTATGCTTTCTTTTCTTCTGCTTTTTTCTCAGCATTAAGCCCGGGTGATGTTGTTTTTTTAACTTCCATATATTAGTTTTTATTTAAATTGGAGAATGTATACTATCTGTTAAAGGATTATTGTTGTCATTATTATTATCCATTTGGTCTATATTGCTATGGGCCATGTTGTCTTGGTCTGCCGGTGTAAGAAGTCTCGCTGTCGGCGCATCATCGTCATTACAAAACGTAAGCATTAGAGCATCCATAGCATTTGGAGACTTAATCTTCAACTTAGCCATCCTCTTCTTGCTCATCACCTTAATCCTAGAATTCTGCTCAGTAGCCCTAGCGTATCTATTTGATGACCATTCTTGCTCCCACAACTTATTACTAACAAGTTCTCCACCCTTTAATATCCATGGCCTGAGCCTGCCATAGTAATTTCTTGCTCTTATATTTATATATTTTTCATGATCCTCATCATCTTCACATTTATCACCAACATCAATCCCATTTATATTCTTCCCTAGCTTTGCCAGTTTAACGCATGTCTTCGCACCAACTCCGAACTGGTCGATATAAACATCTTCTTCTGCAACTTTAAACCTATCCATAATACTGAGAGCGATAGCTGCTAATTTTGTTTCATTTGTTTCATCGACTGCCTTTATAATAATTGCTTTAAAAGCATCCCTAACAACGAAAATAGCTTTGTCTGTGCCTGCGCCGGATGGGTCTATCCCCAGTATCGGCTTTGATATAAAAAATTTATTTGATAATTCGTGGTCATTAGGTACCGGTATCTGGATAAGACTGTCTTTACTAAATATAGGTGCAAACCCATCTGAATCAACTTGGTCCTCCTTCGGAAACAACCCTAGAACAAATACTCTGAACGCATCATCCTCTAAAGTCTTATCGTCAAATTCATCTAAAAACTCCTCGTCTACCACCGGTGAGTCCAGTGAAGAAAAAGTAAAAGTCTGATAAGAAGCTTTTGAATGTTTGTCGTCATGGCTCCTCGCAAAATAGCCTAGAAGACGGGTTGGATTAGAAATCATGAACTGAATAGCTGTTTTTTCACTCATCGCACCCCTAGCATGGTCAAATATCTCATCAGGAACGGCTGACGCTTCATCTACAAGAATCAATACGTTTGTGCCATGTAAACCTGATAAAGCCTCTGGGTTCTCCTTACGAGCTGTTTTAGCCCTAGCAAACCACCTATGGTCCTTCTCCCTCTTATCGTCATCACTATCATTAATCAATATATATTTACTCTGCCATTCAAACTTTCCTTTAACTAATTCAGGCGCTCTATTGAGCCAGACTGCACATTCCTTCCAAAGCACATCGAACATCTGAGATTCTGATGGGGATGTACAACCTATCTGAGCGTATGGGTGAGTATATAAAAACCACAATATAATCCAAGCAGCTGTACAACTCTTCCCGATTCCATTCCCGGAGGATATTGAAATCTTACGTGATCCTTTGCCTTTTATTCTCCTCTCAAAAGCTAGTAAGATTAAATGCTGTTGCCATGTAATGTGCTTTCCTCTAACAAATAACTGTTTATTCTTATTTGACTCGTATTTATTAGGGTCGTAATCCTTAATATAATGCTTCGGTTCTATCTTTTCCAACTCTAAATCCTTAATATACTGCTTAACTTCCTTCCTGTACTCCGGTAAAATGGGTTGTGGTGTTAAATGCCATGCCTTTTCAATGAAAGTAATAGGTGACTGTTGCCATTCAATATAAATCTTAGCTTCTTCATCCATCTCTGCTGTCTGCTTTTCGGTTAATTTCTTTTGTTTTTTTACTGGCATTGACTTTTTACTTCGTTTAATATATAATGGAAGTATATTTAATAAATTTAATTTTAAAATTATGAACAACGAAATCATTAACTACAATAAGCATGATTCTTTTAGTATCTTCTGCCAGACAGTCTTAGGGGTGCAAGATATAACTAAGTTTTTACAAGAAAAATATACATCAGGTATGAGTTGTAACCACTTGTCAGAACATTTTCTAAAAGAATATGGAGTAAAAGTTACAGCAAAAGGAATTGAATATTATTTGAAAAAAAATTATATCTATAATTCAGATGGCCAGCTTGTCCCAGATTCTGATTTTTCAATGAGAACTAAAGCTTTAGCTAAAAGAAATGCTATGTCTAAAAAGAGAATGGTATATCGTAAGAAACCTGAGCATGAAAAATATAAATCCAAAAGTATTAGTGCTGGGACTAGAATGGAGTTATTACTGGAAGCTGATTACAGATGTTCTCTTTGTGGTAATGGGCGACATAACGGATCATCTCTTGAGATACACCATAAGGATTTTAATGAAAAGAACAACAACAATTCTAATTATCAAGTACTATGCTTCTTGTGCCATCGCGGATTGCATAGTCTTAAAAATGAAGAATAACTAATAAATATATTAAATAGTGCTTGATTAATTTTAAGTGCTATTTTTTTTGCCTATACTGATTTTATCTTGTTTTGTCAATAGCACTTCTGAAATTTTGGAAAAAATTATGTAGGGACGTATATATAGGATGGGTGGGTATGAATATGCGGGACGGCTCTGATTTGATAGATTTTTAAAATAAGACAATGTTCTGACAATTTTGTCAATAGCTATTAATGTAGACCAATGTTTTATTGCATTATATAAATATATCAATACTTATTATTATAACTTCGCTTAACCATTAAGATAGGACGTGATATATAGATTAAGCGAACCTACCCTTATACGTTGCTTATATTAGTCAATATATTTTAACTATATATTTACATATCTATAATGAATAAACATAACTTGACAAGCTTGTCAATTACTCTTCTTGTTCTTCTTGTTTAGTCCTCCAGCCGTTAAGCTCTGTTAAGCTCTTGGCTCCTGAATGATTGACTTGTTCTACTTCTGTCTTCTCTGAAAATTCCTTATTGCGCTTGTTTTTGGCATATTTTAAAGCAAATTCGGGATTTTTCATGCCATTTAACATTGATTTTCTTGCTAATAATATGGGTCTTTCACGTAATCGGTCAAGATGTTCTTTAAGATTCGGCGTTTTTTTCATCCAATTATAAAATGTTTCTTTACTGATGTTACAAAAATAACATGCTTCGGCAACTGTAGAATCTAAACTAAAACAATGCTCTAGTCTTTTAATATTAGTATCTGTTAGCTTTGATCTTGTTACTACTAATTCCTTTTGTAGCTGAGGATCAATAACAAAAGGATTGTCGACGGCTTTTAATTCTGCTATAACTGCTTCTTGTTCTTTTTTATCATCCATATATATATAAACTTAATTAATTATATGGGCATTAAGCCCATTACCTTTTACAAATATTAAAATATCAATATTTGTTTAAAGTCCTCTTATATCTTAATTATACCATTTTTTACCATTTCTAGTCAATATCACCCAAAACCGACCCCCTGTAATCGATTCTAAGCGATTTTATTTTCTTTTACGTGTATTATATCCCGATATGTTTAATATTTTAATATAGCCGATTTTAAGCATATTTTAAGCCGACTTATATACATTTATACATCATTTATTTTTTATATACATTTTATATACATCTTTTTTACTTAATATCAGCCAATAATCAAAGAAATGTATAAATGTATACAAATCAAACCCAAAAACCCCGACAAAAGAAAAAAACAAAAAAAGATATATAACCCTTTAGGCTATTATATATTATATTATTATTATATATATATATATACATGTATACAACATGTATTTCCTTCGCTAATGTTAGCAAAATTCTGATGTATATAAAATGTATATAAAAAATAAATGTATACAAGTCATGTTTTAAATTGTGGATAACTTTTTAATTCTTCGTTGGAATCTCTATATTTTATATACATTTAGCTAATATTAAGCAATTAAACATTATCTATTATACTAGACATAACCTAGTATATATGATAAACTATATATATAACCTAATAAAAACAAAAACAAAATGGACAAAAATCAAGTGTTAAGCACTTTAAATAAGAAGATTGATTTGTTAATAATCAATCATAAAACAAAAACATCACTTTATAAGCAACTAACTAAAGAACATAAACACATACTATTAAATAAATAATAATCAATAATCATATGAAAATTAAACAAAAAAGATTATCTTATTCAGGAAATGCTTTGACTGGTGTTAGCTTTGGACTATATCAATGCGAAGATATTTTGCATTTTAGCACTAAACAAGAGATAAAAAGACAATTCATAGAACAATATCATCACGATATTAAAAAAATCCTTGCTGATATAGACGTAAAAATCAAGGGATATGTTTATTTTAGTCCAAGAGAATACAACTATTTGAATGATGATCTTGATTTTCAATTAGTTATGCCTAAAGACCCAGCTAAATATATAAAGTATTTAAAGGCTAACAAGGATAAAATCAATACAGAACTAGCTAAAAACAAGAGCTATGATGGATATATAGCAACCACGATTGACAATGTAGACAAGGAAATAGAAGAAGTACTTAATAATAAGGATATTGATGTTTTATGTCTATCTATATATTTAAAG